CTCTTTCGCTAACATCTTCAGCAGCAGCAGACATAATTTTATCAGTAATGGAGATAACCTAGAATGGCATACGTTGGTACACCTATAGATACAACCAATCAGTTTCAGTCTTTACAAGGTAAAAGGTTTAGTGGTGATGGCAGTACAACTGCTTTTACATTAGACATTGCACCGAGTTCAGTTTTTGACATAGAAGTCTTTGTAGAAAATGTTAGACAAGACCCAAACTCCGCCTATAGTTTATCAGGCACTACACTGACACTTGCTGCCGCACCTGCTAGTGGAACAAATAATATTTATGTAGTACATCAAGCAAAAGCAGTAGGAACAATTAGTCCTGCAGCAGGAACTGTTAATGCAGATTCTTTTGATAACACAGTTATATCTGGACACACAGCTTTAGCTGCAACTCCTGCTGATACAGATGAGTTTTTAATTTCAGATGCGGGTACAATAAAAAGAATAGATTATTCTCATATAAAAGGACTTGTGAGACAAGTTTTACACACTGATACTACTATACAAGTCACAACGACAAGTGCTACTTTTGCTCAATATACACAATTAAATAGAACAATTACACCCACCTCTACAAGTTCTAAAATATTAGTTCAAGTTTCATTATCATTTTTTTTATTAGGTTCTAATTATAATGATGCAGGTTTTCAAATTACACAAGGGGGAACATCTATAGCTAATTATGGATTTGCAGGATATAAGCCAGATTCAACTTCTGCTTTAGCTTTTTCACCAGTATTTTTACAAACTTTACATTCCCCCTCATCCACTTCAGAATTAACTTATGGTGTTAAATACAACCAACCACAAGGTAGTGAAACTTTGGTTTTAACATATCAAGGAAGTTCAACTGGTGAACAACAAAGAAGTTCAATTACAGTAATGGAGATATTAGGATAATGGCAGATTTACATAAAGCAATTAGAGCAGTACATAATACAGTAGTAACTGTTATTGGTAATTCAAAAGAAGACATAACAGCTTTGGATTCTAATGGTAACAATGTAACTATAAACTGGACAAATGTTGAAGCATGGACTGACCCTGACGCATATAAAATTAAAAGAGCAGCAGAATATCCGTCTCTTCAAGAATTTGCAGAAGCATATTGTGAAAAAGAAATAGGTAGTGATTCTACAAAATGGGATGCTTATAAGACTGCTTATAACAAAGTAAGAACAGACAATCCAAAAGGTTAATCATGGCATTTGGAGAAGTTGGAACATCACTATCCAAGGTTAAAGCCAATAGCTTAAATCTTGCAGGTACATATGGCTTTAGTGGCACAGTCACAGGATTTGATGAAACACCTTTAGTATTAATCAGCACATTTACTTCTGATGGTTCTGACTCTAACGCAACATTTACTAGTGGTATAGACTCTACATATAAAGAATATTTATTTGTGTTTAATAATATTCATGTACAAAATGCAGGAACAATTCTTGCTTTTCATCCATCAACAGATGGGGGTAGTTCTTACGGAGTAGCTACAACTAATACTTATGTAGAAAGTCAACATAATGAAGCAGATAATGTTGCTAGTTTAAGTTATGATGGTGACAAAGACCAAGCACAAAATACAGGTTTAATATATTTTGGCACAGCAGGAGATGCGGACAATGATGCTTCAATGTCTGGCATATTAAGATTATATAATCCTAGTTCAACGACTTTTGTAAAACACTATGTAAGTGCTATTCAAGGCATGGAGAATGGTGACATATCTACTTTAGTATTAGGAGCAGGATATATAAACACAACCTCTGCAGTTAACACCATGAGATTTCAATTAACTTCTGGTGAAATACAAGGCGGAACAATAGATTTATTTGGGGTAGTATAATGGCACTTAGTAAATTAGCAGCAAACTCTTTTGACCTAACAGACAACTATGCTCTAACAGGTACAGTGACTGGAGTTGTATCTACACAAAAATTATTTTTGATTAAAAATATTGATGCTAGTTCAGATTCTACTATTAGTTTTGTTAATGGTTCTAGTAGTGTAGTATTAGATGGAACTTACAAAACGTATTTATTTAGATTAATTAATATACACCCTTCAAATAATACAACTACATTTTCTGTAAACTTTAGGGATGGTGGAAGTAATTATGATGCAACTAAAACAACAACATTTTTTGCAGCTAACCATTCTGAAGATGATAGTTCTACTAGTTTAGCTTATGCAACAGGTGCAGACTTAGCACAAAGCACAGGCACACAAAAAATTGCAACTTCAGTAGGTAATGATAATGATGAAAATTTTAATGGGGAATTATATTTGTTTAATCCTAGTAATACTACTTTTGTAAAACATTTTATGGGAGTGAATCAAATAAGTAATCACTCCGATACATCAGCACAGGAGTTTTATTCAGGATATTGTAATGTCACAGCAGCAATAGATGGTGTTCAGTTTTCAACTTCTGCAGGAACTTTTGAAACAGGGAGGATAGCATTATATGGCATTAAGTAAAATTCAACCTGCATCAATAGACTTGACTGCTAATTATGCTTTTACAGGAACTAATTCTATATCAGGATTAGAGTATGCAGAAAAAAAATTAGCTACAGTGACAGCATCAAGTAGTGGCACACTAAGTTTTACTAGTAGTATAAATAGCACTTATAATATCTATAAGTTTAGATTTATTGAAATACATCCTAGTCATGATGGTAATGTAGACTTTGGATTTCAATGTAGCACAAATACAGGAAGTTCTTATGGAGTTACTTTAACCTCTACATTTTTTGATGCTTATCATTATGAAAATGATGCTAGTGCAGCAGTTAGATATTTGACAAGTAGAGACCTTGCTCAATCAACAAGTTTTCAACCTTTGTCTATAAACACTGCAGTAGCAGATGCAGACCAACATGTTAGTGGTGAATTATTTTTGTTTGACCCAAGTAGCACCACTTTTGTAAAACATTTTACATCTACTACACAAACAGCGTCTGATGGTGGTAGTGATGATTTTTCAGACAATGCGTATATTGCAGGATATTTTAATACCACTAGTGCGATAGACGCAATACAATTTAAGTTCCCTAGCGGAAACATAGACTCAGGTACAATAGAAATGTATGGAATAAATTAAGGAGAAACAATGCCAAGATATCATAATATAAATGGAGTTAAGGTTCAGTTCACAGCAGAAGAAGAAACTGCTCGTGATGCTGAAGAGAAAGCATGGGCTGATGCAGCTCCTGCTAGAGCCTTGGCTGACCTCAGAACAAAGAGAAACAGATTATTAGCAGAGACAGACTATCTAGCTTTATCAGATAGCACTCTTAGTGATGATATGAAAACATATCGACAGAATCTAAGAGACTTACCTGCAGGAAAAGATACAGTAGCTAAGTGTGAAGGTGCAACTTGGCCTACTAAACCATAGGAGGATAGATGAGTAAGACAACAATACCCACAGGTGGAATTACAGACGGCACAATAGCAACTGGAGACATAGCTGATGATGCAATCGGAAATACAAAATTAGACCTTACTGCTAATTATGCTTTTACAGGAACCATAACCGGCACTCCTTTAAATTTAGTACAAGTATCATCTGTAGCTTTAGGTACAAGCGGTGCTTATGCTCACAATGGAATATTTTCATCTACCTACGATACATATCTTGTAACTATGGATATGATTGGATGTGCAACCGATAACACATCTGTAAAATTTAAGTTTTATAATAATACTGGGGCTACATCTGATAACACATACAGAGGATATACATTGTCAGAGAGTGGTGCGGGTGCTCAGAATCAAAGTTTTCACAACGCATATCCCTTTTTATCAGTAAACCAAAGTAATTCTGGAAATGCGGGAATGTCTGGTCATATGTGGGTTTTTAATCCTGTAACTTCTAGTACAGAAACCGCATTTACATTTTCAACTGCTCATGAAAGGCATGACGGGTATAGTGGAGTAAATATGGGTGCAGGAGTTACTACTGACCATGGTAGTAAAACACACACAGGTTTTTATTGGTTTACTACACAAGGGAACTTTTCTGAAAGAGCAAAAGTTGTAGTTTATGGAGTGAAAAGAACATAATGGCAAACGATAAAATAACTATTTATAATGGAGAAGGTGTTGCTGAAACAGTTAGAGAAATGACTGATGCTGAAATGAATGACAGAACATCCTTGGCTTTAGAGTTAAGTATACTTCGCACTAAAAGAAATGACCTTTTAGCTAAAACTGATTATCTTGCAAATTCAGACCAAACTTTATCTGATGATATGAAAACATATCGTCAAGCATTAAGAGATATGACTTCTGGATTAGATACTATAGCAAAAGTAAAAGAAAAAATGAAATTTGAAGACGGGAAATATGCAAACTTTCCTGTTAAACCAACGGAGTAAACATGGCATACATAGGACAATCAATTAAAAACGGAACCTTCACTGTCTTAGACACAAGTGGTAATACTTACAATGGTTCTAACACAGCGTTTAACCTAGGAACACAGGTAGGTTCACCCGCACAATTATTAGTATCTCACGATGGTGTGATACAGAAACCGGGGACAGATTATACTTTATCTTCAGGTGGTGCAGCTATTACATTTACGACAGCCCCTGCTAGTGGAGCATCAATATTTATTGTAGAAATATCTGGTGCAGTGGGTGGACCCATGAATACAGATATCAATGGTGCAGAGTTTATATTAGATGTCGATGGTGACACAAGTATCACAGCAGATACAGATGACCAAATAGATTTTAAAACTGCAGGAAGTGATGTAGTTACTATAGATAGTTCTGGTGATGTAGGAATAGGAGATACTTCTCCCGATGCCCCTCTTCATGTCCATAGAGCAGGAAGTAACACGGCAACAACAGAATTATTAAGATTATCAACAGCATCTTCTACAGATGCTTCAGGAATTAAAGTAGATTTTAGAACAGCACATACAAATGGTATTTTAGAATTTGTTGATGGTTCAGGAAGTTTTGATGGTGCCTTTGTTTTTAAAACTGCTAATGGAAGTGCTTTAGCTACTCCTGCGGAACGTATGCGTATTGATGGTTCTGGAAATATAAATCTAAGTTCTAATATTTTAGATATAGACGCTTCAACTAATAGTGCAACAGGGGTGGGTATAGGTTCTAATGGTGTTATTCATTGTGCAACAGCAGATGGTGTTACTAATTATGTAGCCCAAAAAATAAGTGGTAGTGGAACTGAAACAGCCTTCTTTTGTATGTATGGCTCTTCTGGTGTTGGCAGTATTCAATATACATCTTCTTCAACTTCTTTTAATACATCTTCAGATTACAGATTAAAAGAAAATGTTGATTATACATTTGATGCAACATCAAGATTAAAACAACTTAAACCTGCTAGATTTAATTTTAAAGTTGACGCAGATACTACAGTTGATGGATTTTTAGCACATGAAGTATCTAATATTGTCCCAGAGGCAGTAAGTGGTGAAAAAGATGCTGTGGATAGTAATGGTGATATGATATCTCAACAAATAGACCAATCTAAATTAGTACCTTTACTGGTTAAAACAATTCAAGAACTAGAAGCTAGAATAACAGCATTAGAGGGATAATAGGAGGACAGAAACATGTGTGAATATTGCAATGGTGAATGTGGGCAAGGTTGCTAATGAAAAGCGAAAAACCTAAAACACAAAGACTACCAAAAAAAAAACCTCAGGAAGAGGCTTTAAAACAATCTAAACTTAAACAGCTAACTAAGCCTCAACCTGAACCTAAAAAACCTAGGACAGTTGCTAAGACTACTGCTCCTATGAAGAAACGTATGAAACCTATTAGAAGTCCTATGGTAGAAGCTAATCAAACATCTAAACCTATGTCTCCTAAAATGAGAACAGATGTAGCAGCTAAACCTACTGCAGGTAGAATGACCTCTACAGATGTATTTGAGAAAAGAAAAAAAGAAAAAAATCAAGCTATGGTTCGTAAGATGAAACCATTAAGGATTAATTAATGTTAGAAAATTGTATTGCATGTGGGTGTGACCCTTGTATATGTGATGATGAATGTGATAGTTGTGGTGCGTAATATGAAATATTTATTTATAGTTTTATTATTTTTATCTACAAAAATTTTTGCAGCAGATACAAATACTGTGTCTAGTACTGTAGTTACAAACAATACACCACCTACAGCAAATTCTCCATCCGT